TGATTGCGTAGGTGTACCAGGAGCCCACCCCTGAGGGGATTTTTCCCTTGTTCCAGATTCTAATGCTGTTGGGCGTACATACTCTGCTGGACCAGAGTGTAAGTGGTCTCATCGGACAGGGAACTAGATGCAAGAACGTCTAGGTTGGATTGTCAATCTATAACACGGCGGTTCAGTGCTGCTGGCTGACTACGGAGCGTGACGCGCTCTTACCAGACAACAAAGGTATAACATACTCATCTAGTTGTTCAGTTTTTGTTTTGTTTTATAATATACAACATCCTGTCTGTGAGAGGAGAAAGGCACTAGTCGATCTGGATGATGACGATGTTAACTTGCGCAATGGCAGTACCCGATGCACTCCATACTGGTAGGGCAACGCGGCCTACAAGGCCGGGATTGTCCTTCTTGAAGCGGAAGACCGCTGTACCAGTGCGAAGTGTACCGGACGTTTCTGTAACTGTCTCCCATCGCGGGTTGACACCATCAACATCCTGGAGGGTCATGTTGGTCAGTACTACTGGGGCGGACATACTAACAGGGTTTGTGAACCACGGCGCAGCCGAGGCAACACGCACCAGCATGTAGTATTCACCATAGCTACCAGTCGGAAAGAAAATATCTCTCGCATTGGCAGTCATGGGGATTGACCCGGTTATCTGTGGGGATGGACCGAGCAAGTCCGCAAAGGTTGGGGAGCTATCATTATAGATATATCCCACATGACTTTGTGACGTGACATCTGATTGCAAAATCGGCTTCTTGAGTTCAATCTCGTAAGAAATCCACAAGTCACCAATGGGTTGACCATCACTTTGCTGCCCGGAGACAGCCAGGTGTGTGGCCCCAACATCATACATCAACTGATTTTCATCAGATGGCAACTCCCCAGTGCGTGTGTAATGCACATTGAACGGATTTTCAAGTGGTGAACACTCAATGGGGTGTGCGAAGCTGTTGGATGGTACGGACTCGGAAGCCCAATACTCATTTAGTATCTCAACCTTGCTAGAAGGCGGGTCATCGGTAGAGCGATAACTCGTCTGAAGCATGACTGTACCTAGCGCACCGCTGGTTCCGGAAACCGCGGCACCACTACTTGGCACATAATGAAACACCATACCCTTAATGCTATACTGCTGATAATTCGCTGCAATGGCATGAAGCCACGGGAAAGTGCTTTGAAGCCCTGGATTGAGCACAAAAGTTCTTTGCACCTCAAAATCCTGGCTGCTATACACTTGCGTGACAAACTCCTTGTGGCGAACCACGACGGTCTGGTCATTCCTATGCATGGATGGGATGGTACCAGATGCCTTGAGACTGTTAACCAATGAGTTTGACCTCACGGAATAATCCCCAGAGCCAAGCCACCGGGACAATGAAGCCCCGAGTGACTGGCCCAAACCGGCACCCTCTTGGCCAAGGCCAACAACACCACCAGCCATGCCACCACCAGCGCGGCCCAGCATACGCAGGGCCGCACCTAACCTTGTGACCTCCTGTTTCACGGCTTTGTTCTTCTTCTTTTGAGCTGTTTGTTTCCCTTTTCGAGTCATGTTGCACAATTTACTGCTTAGTCTAATGCTGTAAATTTATGCCGGGTTTTGTGTGCAACATGTCACGATCTATCAAATAATTGTAGTCATAATCTTCGATAACAGCACAATTGAAGAACTTTTCAATCTCTCTTTGTAAGTCAGGCAACACGCCAAAGGCGTAATAGTATGACACACGCGCCTCAGCTGTGATGCTAGAAGCATGTGTCAGATCCTTGATTTTGCCCAGCATAGACTCATTCTTGAAAATATGATTCTTGAACCCATCGCTAGCCATTGTGCCGTTGCGCAACAGGGCATTATAAAACGCCTGCTGCACAGGACACCCACTAGCAAGTATGGATCCACATTCGCCAACCGCCCCTAACCACTTGCGATAGCACTTGGTGTTGGGGGTGTCAACCAAGCAAATGGGGTCTTTAATGAAAATAGTACCGTGGTTACGGCACAACCTCCATCCACTCGCCAGCTTAACAGGTCGGGTTTGGCAAAATTCAATTTCCTCAAACTCATACACTGGGGTTTCAACCACCATTCGAAACCCGACTCTCATGAACCAATCACTCAAGCCGAGTTGAAACGTAGCCAAGTCATCACTCTCCATTATGACAACACAGTCGTCGCCATTGTTGCAAAGCTCCAAATCAACCCCCCGTAATGATGCATATGAATGCACCATTGCACACATGAGTATGCAATTACCGAGGGATGTGTTTAGATCTCCGGAGGACCGAGTTCCCACAATCGAGAACTTGACCTTACCATCAGGCAAATGAGCACAACCGGTGTTGCGTAATTGCCAATTAAGCATCTCCTGCAGTGTTTTGAACCCGGCAAATAAACCACTGTAGAATGAGTGCTCATAACGCAATGCTGGTACGCTAACATGGGCATCAAATTTGCTGGCATCCAAGCCAACTGCCACGGGTTTCTGGAATCTCTCCCATTTGTCCCGTATAACAGCGGCGGCCTGGTCCGCGTTCATACCTTTAATTACCGTAGCGGCAGTGCGAGCACCGAACGCTTTATTGATGGCCTTGAAGAATGGTTTCTCAGCATGTTTCAAATATCGACCAAGCTCAAGGTTATACCTTGGGCTACGGGGGTTGATTAACCGAGGTGCCTTACTTACATCCACTTTCTCAAACTTTGTGAACGAGGAAAGGAGTGCATCCTTTCTCGTGAGGGGCGAGGCTAATAAGCTCTCGTGAGCTTTCTGGTAAATTGCCCTCTTAGGCCCGGTATAGCGTTCAACCACTTGGTATCTGGTAAGCCGGGGCAAGTTGGGCATTTCACTCAATACAGCATCACGGAACTGTTTGAACCTAACTCCTGCAAAAGCCTGAGGTTTGACACGGAGGGCGGGCTGAAAGTCCGCTGCAACCTTACAAAAGAAGTAGCGTTCCGTCAGTGCCCTGAGCACCGTGTCTACGTTGTCGTTATAAACCCCAAGATTGTGGTTGGGGCCCAGACCAGTGGTGACAACAAACCTTCTGGTCCGTGATGGCAGTCCGTTCCGGTACGCGCACAATCGACCGGGCACCACAGCTCCAATTTGCGCAATCAAGCGCTCATCGGCCACGGTGTCCAGTCCACGTACCGCAACCGGACGTCCTCAACAAACGACAGGGGTGGTGGACGAGTCTCTAATAGACTGAGTCCACTTCATCCATGCCGGTAGACGCGTCCGGACGCGGGCAACTCGATCAAGCTCATCTTCTTTGAAGTAGCA